AACAACTAGTAATTCAAATGGAATATTAGTAGTAGGGAATTTAACTTTAGGTAGTGGTGGTGTTGTAGCAAGTTCAGCAAATGGTGTTGCTTTAAGTGGTGGATCAGGTACAGCAGCTACAGCAGACATTACGGTTGCAGGTTCTGCTATTACTCAAATTACTATAGTTAATGTAGGAAGTGGGTTTAAAGTAGGTGATGTTCTTACTATAGAAGGTTCAGCTCTTGGAGGAAGTGGTACTTATAATGTAGGTGCTTTAATACAATCTCAACTTTTAACTGAAATTTCAAACATTGTTGTAGTAGAAGATGGAACAGGATATGAAACTACAACTCCAACAGTAGTATCTATAGCAGCATCAAGTATAGGTAATCCTGGTATAGCACCAACTTTTACATTAACTGATGCCAATATAGAAAATAATCCTTCTTTTGTATTAGAAACAATATCAGAAGGCTCGATAATGAATAATACATTCCCTTTAAATTCTGATACATCGTATCAAGAATTACCAGGTGGTGCTTTAGCAAGTGGTTCAGCTCAAAATTTAAGATGGCAAGTTACAAGTGTTAATACTTCTTCTGGAGTATTTTCATTAGCAATTAGACGTGGAAATGATGATGCTAATCGACCTGTAGTGTTAGAAACATATAATAATATTTCTTTAGACCCATTTTCTCCGAATTATATTTCAAGAGCAATTGGTGATATAACAACTACATTAATAACAGAAGGAACAGATACTTTTTTACAAGAATCAGGTTCATTCCCATTAATATCTAGTTATGTTAGAGTAAAATCAGTAGATTCAGCAACACCACGTTATTTCCAAAATAATGGTATTGCAAAACCAGAATTTACAAGCTCATTACCTCAATTAGGATCTGGTTCATTTGATGGAGCATTAGGATCTAACATACCTGTAAACAGAGTAGCTAATTTTTACCAAAACATAAATCAAAATGATTCTCAGGGATTAGTAGGATCTGATTATACAAACGCAATTGCTTTATTAGCTAACCAAGATGATTATCAATATAATGTAATATCAGTACCTGGTTTAACTAATCAAACACATGCTTCGCAAATTACAAGCGTAATGAATAATTCCATTACACGTGGTGATAGTATTGCGGTAATCGATTTAGTAACGTACAATCAACCAATAAACACAGTAATAGGCCAGTCCGGAGGGATAGATAATAGCTACACAGCTACATATTGGCCATGGTTACAAACAATTGATCCAAATTCAGGACAATTAGTATTTATCCCAGCATCAACCTTTATACCAGGAGTATATGCATTTACAGATGCTTCAAGTGATCCATGGTTTGCGCCAGCAGGTATTACTAGAGGAGGAATGGGACAAGTTGTTAGAGCTGAAAGAAAATTAACTTCTAATAATAGAGATGCTTTATATGAAGCAAATGTTAACCCAATCGCTACTTTCCCACAACAAGGAGTTGTAGTATTTGGACAGAAAACACTACAAAAAGCTGCTTCTGCCCTAGATAGAGTAAATGTACGTAGATTGTTAATTACACTTAAGGATTATATTTCTCAAATTGCTGATAATTTAGTATTTGAACAAAATACAATAGCAACAAGACAAAACTTTTTAACACAAGTAAATCCATATTTAGAAAGTGTTCAACAAAGACAAGGATTATATGCATTTAAAGTAGTAATGGATGAACAAAATAATACACCAGATGTTATTGATAGAAATGAGTTAGTAGGACAAATATTCTTACAACCAACAAGAACAGCTGAATTTATATTATTAGATTTCAATGTATTACCAACTGGAGCAACATTTCCGGCATAAAAATTAAAAAGATAAATATTTATAATAAAATAAAAAAATAAAATGGCAGTATTAAACCCAAACGAAATATTTTTCACAGCTTTCGAACCAAAACAAAAGAATAGATTTATCGCTTTTGTAGATGGATTCCCAGCTTACATTATGAAAGGTGTAGGAGCTGTAACACTAACACAAGGAACAGTACCTTTAAATCACATTAATGTTCAAAGATTTGTAAAAGGTAAAACAACTTGGGGAACTATTGAATTCACATTATTTGATCCAATTACTCCATCTGGTGCACAATCAGTAATGGAATGGGTTAGATTACATCACGAATCAGTAACTGGTAGAGATGGTTATAGTGATTTCTATAAGAAAGATCTTACAATCAATGTACTAGGACCTGTAGGCGATATTGTTTCAGAATGGATTATTAAAGGAGCAATGATTACAGATGTTTCATTTGGAGATTTTGGTTGGGACCAAGACGGTGCTGCTCAAGAAATTACAATGACTGTACAACCAGATTATTGTGTATTAAATTTCTAAAAATTTTACCCACCCTTAATTTGAAAAATTGCTTGGCTTAGGTCAAGCTTTTTTTTATATTGTATATGTATTAACGAACAAATGTTTTAATTAAATAAAGATTATGGCCGAATTTAAATTCCCAACAGAAGAAATAGAATTACCTTCAAAAGGTTTAGTATATTTAAAAGACAATCCTTTATCAAGTGGTAAAATTGAAATTAAATATATGACCGCTAAGGAAGAAGATATTTTAACTAATCAATCCTACATTGAAAAAGGAACAGTAATTGATAAATTATTAAAATCTTTAATTGTTACTAAAATTAACTATAATGATCTTATAGTAGGAGATAAAAATGCTATAATGGTAGCAGCTCGTGTATTAGGTTATGGAGGAGAATATAAATTTACCTACTTAGAAAAAGAATACGAAGTTAACTTATCAGATATAGAAAATAAAGAATTAGATTCTAGTTTTTATTCTCCTGGTAAAAATGATTTTGGTTTTACTTTACCTCATTCTAAAATTGCAATTACATTTAAACTTCTTACACATGGAGATGATATAAAAATTCAACAAGAATTACAAGGACTTAAAAGGTTTAATAAAGAAGCAAACCCTGAGTTATCTACTAGATTAAAATATATGATTACTTCAATTAATGGAGAAACAGAAAACCCTAAAATTAGGGAATTTGTAGATACTGCTCTTTTAGCTCGGGATTCTCGAGCATTACGAGAATATATTCAACAAATCCAACCTGATGTGGATTTGACTTTTTTTCCCGATAACTCAAATGACAAAAAATCCATCCCTGTTAATATCAACTTTTTTTGGCCTGAGCTCTAAAGAAGCATCCTCTGTTAGACAAAGCATTTTTAGACAAATACATAACATAGTTTACCATGGTAATGGTGGGTATGATTGGACTACAATATATAATATGCCCATTTGGTTAAGAAAATTTACTTTTAAAGAAATTCAAGATTTTAATGATGAACAAAACCAAAAAATAAAAGCTCAAAGCAATCCAGGTAAAACATCATTAGTTAACTCAGATGGGCAAGTTAATACTTCACAATTTAAAAATGCATCAAAGCCATATCAAGGAAAAAGTAGCTATAAATAGTTATTTTTTTTAATATTTATAATAAAACGTTTCTTAAATGGCAGATGAAATTAAACAATCTAAATTAGATGCCCAGGCGTATAGAGATGCACTAAAAGAAGCAAGTGTAATTGCCGCAGAATCTAGACAAACCTTTAACGATATAGGGGCTGCATTGTCTAATAATGCTAAAACTAATAAGGAATTTGCTGAAACTTTTAAAACAGCCCAAAAGGAAGCTGGAGGGTTATCTGGTGTTGCAGCAAAATTAGCACAATACGGGAAGCAAGATTTATCTAATTCTAAAATTAGAAATAAGCTTGCTAGTGATTTAGCCGCTGTAGCTAAAAAACGTGCATCAACCGAAGCTACATTATTAGCTAATCAGAAAAAACTTGCAACTGCAACCGATAAGGAACGTGCAGCTTTATTAGATGCAAATCAATATTTACTAGATTCACTTAATACTGCAGATAATTTAACAAAAGCATTTTCTCAATCTAAAGATCAGATTCAAGAAATAAATAAATCTACAGGGTTTATTGATAAACTAGCTGAAGGGTTAAAAATCCTCCCAGGTATTGGTCCTTTACTAGCTGGTCCCATCCAAAACTTATCTAAAGGTATAGCCCAATTTAAAGTAGGAATAGATAAAAGTTTAACAGGTGCAGATAGAACAGCGGCACAATTAGAAAGAGCTAAAAATGCAACTGATGCTTTAGGTAAAGGTGCTATAGCTTTTGTTATAGCAGGTTTAAATAAAGCTGATAAAGTTACCACTGAATTTTCTAAAACATTAGGAATATCTAAAAGTGATGCTAGAGATTTAGGAAAGGAAATGAATACCTTTGCTATAAACAGTAATAAAGCTTATTTAACTGTTGAAAAAATGAAAGAAGCCCAAATGGGCCTCGGGGATTCATTAGGAACTACAACTGGGTTTACAAGTGAACAATTAGCAGACCAAGTAATGCTTACTAAAAAAGTAGGATTACAAGGAGCCGAAGCAGCTAATTTACTAAAACTTAGTATGGCTAACGGTAAATCAGCTAAAGTTGTTTCAGAGGAAGTTTTAGATACAGTAGCAACTTTATCAAAAGAAACAGGAATAAGATTAGATGGTAGAAAAGTTTTAAAAGAAGTAGCTAATGCAACTGGGCAATTAGGAGCACAATATGGTTATAATAATAAAGCACTAGCGGAAGCTGTTATAATTTCTAATAAATTAGGCCTTTCATTAAAAGAAACCCAAGGAATAGCTAGAGGATTACTTGATTTTGAAAGTTCAATTCAATCAGAATTAGAAGCAGAATTAATGACTGGTAAGTCTATAAACCTTAACCGAGCTAGAGCACTTGCTTTACAAGGAAAAAGTGCTGAAGCAACAGCTGAAATAGTAAAACAAATGGGATCTTCAGCTGAATTTGCTAATATGAATGTTTTACAACAAGAATCATTAGCTAAAGCAGCTGGGATGACTGCTGATCAATTAGCAGAAACTTTAAGAAATCAAGAAACTTTAAATGCTTTAGGAGCTACAAGTTTAGAAGAGCTAGCAAAAAGAGGTGAATTAGAAAAATTAAATTCAACAGAAAACGGTAAACAATTACTGATAAATTATCAAAATCAAGCTGTTCAAGAAAAAATGGCAGATTTAGTAAATAAAATACAATCTTCTTTAGCTAATTCTGCTGAACCTTTATTAGGAATGGTTGAAGGTTTTGCTAAATTATTAGAAAATGCTACGGC